TTCAAAACGATAGCGTTCGTATTAGCACTCTCAACGATTAGTGGTTGTAGTCTACTTCAGCAAGCTCCTAGAGAAGTTCAGATTATAAGTAAACCTGTTCAAATTGAAATAGTACAACCCGTACTACCAAGAGCAATAAAGTTAAAAGAACCTAAGTGGTATGTTGTTTCAGATGCTAAAATCATCGAAGGATGTCTTAAAGATCCTGAAACTAAAAAGTCTAATTGTAAACTAGGTAGAGAAGATATATATCCAGAAGGATATACATATTTTGATAGATTCGTAGATGATATCAAGAAGATGAACGGGGGTGATGTAGTATTCGTAGCAATGACAATTGCAGATTACGAGCTTATGTCTTACAACACTCAAGAAATTAAAAGATATATCAATCAGCTAGGCGAAGTGATAGTGTACTATAGGAATGTAACAATAAATGATGAAGATGCTGCAGCAGTTGAAATTAAAGTGGAGAAAACCGATGGCGACAAGTAGAATGAAAGATACAATGACAGTATGGCAAAGAGCAGATATAGCAGCTCAATTGTCAGCCATTGCGTATATGGATCCTAAACCAGCCGGCGAAGCATGTAAAAAGCTAGGGTTTGCTAATGCTAATTTAATTAGTGTTGACGGCGCTGAGGTATTAGTAGCAAAGGATAGTCATAACCTTTGGTTTGCGTTTAGAGGCACAGAACCTGCTAAATTAAACGACGTATTAGCTGATCTTAAAGTTATTAAGAATCGTGCTGTTGCCGGTGGTAAAGTCCATGGTGGTTTCCAACAAGAAGTAGATGATGTATGGATGGAAATCGTAAAGATCTTAGATAAGAATAGTCAACTAAAGGCGAGCAAAGATGTATATTTTACTGGGCATAGTCTGGGTGCTGCTATGGCTACTATTAGTGCCACACGTTATTGCCCTCAAGAACTCTTCACCTTTGGCTCGCCAAGAGTCGGAGGACCACTCTTCATAAAGAATATCAAATGTGATCATTATCGAATGATGAATAACAATGATATAGTATGTAGAATGCCACCAGCGTGGTTAGGATTTGTGCATCATGGAGAAATGATTTACTTTGATTGCGATGGTAATAAAGCTGATGGTCCATCATGGAGAGATTTCTTTAAAGGTATCGGTCAATCATGGAAACGTTGGAAGTTCTTTGATGGTGTAGTAGACCACGGAATGCCTAACTATGTAGAAGCTATTAAAAAGCTATCTATTGGAGAGAAGTAAAATGCATTGGCTATTAATATTAACATTAAAGTCAGTGCTATCATCTATTATTGGTTCATCTTTCTACGCTTGGTTCCAAGGTACCACAATAGGTATTTGGTTCCAAAAGAAAGTAGATACCTTTATGCAATACGTCGCAGTAAAGTATGACCTTGAGTTAGCCAAGAAGGATGCTAAGTTTATCAAACAGTATCCTTTAATGGCTAAGAGAATTCAAGAGTTAGAACAAAAGGCTCACTTCCCCTGTGGCCTTGATGGATTTGATGATTACCAACCATTATTAGATAGACTTGATCTACTAGAAAAAGCCGCTAAAAAGAAATAAAAAAAGAGTTTACTTTTCTGTAAATCTATGATATAATAGATACATTATTAAAACAATAACTAACTATGACTGATGGTAACAATTATATGCAAATGCACGTTGTCAAGCGAGACGGAACGCCTCAAGACTTTGATCTTGAAAAAATACACAAGGTTTTAGAATGGGCCACTGATGGAATATCAGGGGTATCTATTTCTGAAATCGAACTTAAATCAAATATTCAATTGTACGATAAAATTCCTGCTTATGATATTCATGAGTTGCTAATTAAGAGTGCGGCTGAGCTGATTTCTGAACATACACCAAACTACCAAGGAGTGGCAGCACGTTTAATCTCATACAAGCTTCGTAAAGAAGTGTATGGTCAATTCTTTCCAAAGCCATTAGTTGAAATCGTTATTGATAATGTAGATCGTGGTGTTTATGATGGTGCTATAATGACATCATATACCCGTGAAGAATTAGAAGAGTTAGATCGTTATGTCAAACATGAGAGGGATGATACATTTACTTATGCTGGCATGGAACAGTTTAGAGGTAAGTATTTAGTTCAAAACCGAAGAACAAAGCAGCATTATGAAACACCGCAAATATTATACATGATGATATCTGCAACCCTATTTAGCAAATACCCACAAGAAACTCGTTTACGATATGTCAAGGATTATTACGATGCAATTTCTCAATTCTATATTAGTCTCCCTACGCCAATTATGGCAGGAGTACGTACTCCAACCCGTCAGTTTTCAAGCTGTGTGCTTATTGAATCTGGCGATAGTCTTGATTCTATTAACGCTACTGCCACTTCAATAGTAAAGTATATCAGTAAGAAGGCTGGTATCGGTATTGGTGCTGGTTCTATTCGCGCCGAAGGTTCAAAAGTTGGTGATGGCTCTGTAGTCCATACAGGTTTAATTCCATTCCTTAAATACTTCCAAGCTGCAGTTAAATCTTGTAGCCAAGGCGGTGTTCGTGGAGGAGCAGCCACAGTATATCTACCTGTTTGGCATTACGAATTCGAAGATCTAATAGTACTAAAGAACAATAAAGGTACTGAAGAAAATAGAGTACGTCATATGGATTATGCATTTCAATTAAACAAATTGATGTATGAGAGATTACTTAGTGGTGGTAATATAACCTTCTTTGATCCAAATGATGTTCCAGGGCTATACGAAGCATTCTTTGCTGATCAAGATAAATTTAAAGAGTTATATGAAAAATACGAAAAGACTCGATCTATCCGTAAGAAATCATTACCAGCTTTAGAAGTATTTCAACAGCTTTTAACTGAAAGAAAAGATACTGGTAGGATCTATGTAATGAATGTAGATCATGCTAACGAGCATGGTGCGTTTGTTGAATCAAAAGCTCCTATCCGTATGAGCAACTTATGTTGCGAAATAGATTTGCCGACAAGTCCACTGTCATCTAATCCAGATGAGGGTGAAATATCTTTGTGTACTTTGTCAGCAATTAACTGGGGTCTTATTAATGATCCTAGTGAGTTTGAAAAATACTGTGACTTAAGCGTTAGAGCTTTAGATGAGTTACTTGATTACCAATCATACCCAGTCCTAGCGGCTGAAAAGGGAACTATGAATCGTAGACCTCTTGGAATTGGTATTATCAACTTAGCTTACTTCTTAGCAAAACGCGGTCTTAAGTATGATAGTGGGGCATTTGAAACAGTCGATGAATACGCTGAAGCATGGTCATATTACTTAATTAAAGCTTCGGCTAATTTAGCTGGTGAAAAAGGTGAAATACCTCTTAAAAATCACACAAAATATGCTTCTGGAGTTCTTCCAATTGATACATATAAACGAGCGATAGATAATTTAATAGAGCATAGAGAGCGTATGCCGTGGAACGAATTGAGAAATCAACTCAAAGAAACGGGAACCAGAAATTCTACTCTAATGGCACTTATGCCAGCCGAAACAAGCGCTCAAATCTCCAATAGTACTAATGGTATTGAACCACCACGTGCTTTGGTAAGTTACAAACAGAGTAAGGATGGAGTCATGGCCCAGGTAGTTCCTGGTTACCACCATCTTAAAAATAAGTATGACTTATTATGGGATCAAAAGTCTCCTGATGGTTATCTTAAGATATGCTCTATACTCCAGAAATACATAGATCAAGGGATTAGTGTTAATACCTCTTACAATCCTGAACACTTCGAAGACAATAAGATACCTATGTCTACGATGATTACAGATCTAGTAACGGCATACAAATTTGGTCTAAAGCAATTGTACTACTTTAATACGTACGATGGAGCTGGGGAAATGACCGACCACGAGACGCATCATGCATACGATGGTGCGCCAATAATTATAGATGAAGACGATTGTGAAAGCTGCAAAATTTAATAAGGGAATACTTGATGATACTGACAAAAAACAAAAAGCTTCATACTGAAAAAAACATGTTTCTAGACGAAGCAGTAGATATACAAAGATTTGATATACTAAAATACCCAGCAATTGATAAGATTACAGAAAAGCAATTAGGATTCTTTTGGAGACCAGAAGAAGTTGATATCTCTAAGGATAAAAAGGATTTCTATAACCTAACAGATTTTGAACAACATATCTTCACTAGCAATTTAAAGAGACAAATTGTATTGGATAGTGTACAAGGTCGCGCCCCTAACCTAGCATTTCTGCCTATAGCATCATTGCCTGAGGTAGAGACTTGGATTGAAACATGGTCATTCTTTGAAACAATCCATAGTAGAAGTTATACGCATATTATTCGTAATATTTACCCTAACCCATCAGTGGTATTTGATTCAATTCTTGATACAAAAGAAATTACAGAATGCGGACAAGATATATCTAAATACTACGAAGATCTAATAGATCAAAACCATACGCAAACTAGCCTTATGGACCATAAGCGTGCTTTATGGCTTGCGCTGCTAGCAGCTAATGCTTTAGAAGGTATCAGATTCTATGTGTCCTTTGCTTGTTCATGGGCATTTGCCGAATTAAAGAAAATGGAAGGTAATGCTAAAATCATTAAGTTTATTGCTAGGGATGAGAATACCCACCTTGCTTCTACTACAACAATGATTAAAAATCTATTAAAAGAAGATCCAGACTTTGTTAAAATCTCTAAGGAAATGGAGAAAGAAACAGAACAACTATTTGTTAGCGTTATTGAGCAAGAAAAAGCATGGGCTAGATATCTATTTAAAGATGGATCTATGATTGGTCTAAATGAAGCTATTCTAGCCCAATATATAGAATGGATAGGTTGTAAAAGAATGAGAGCTTTAAACTTACATTGTCCTTATACTGTATCTCAGGCAAATCCATTACCATGGACTGAGAAATGGATTGGGGGTGGCAATGTTCAAGTAGCGCCACAAGAAACTGAGATTAGTTCTTATGTTGTTGGTGGTGTAAAGCAAGATGTTAATGAAGACACAATGATTGGATTAAGTCTATGAAGCAAATAGAAATTTATAGTAAGGATAACTGCCCATTTTGTCAATCCGCTATACAAAAAGCAGAGAATATGAAACAATGCGGAATAGCAACATATGAAGTTTTCAAACTCAACATAGATTTTGACAGAGAAAAATTAATAGAACAATTCCCTACTGCACGAACATTCCCGCAAATTAAAGTTGATGGTGTATCCATTGGCGGTTGGGATCAATTTAAGGACATCGCATGATAAGAACTGTAGTTGAGTGTCAAAGCTGTTATAATAGAACTATCATAGGCCACAACGAGGAAGAGATAATTCTATTTTGTCCTCATTGCGGCGAAGAACAGGATCAAGATCTAGAACCTCTAGACTTTAGCGAGTAATATGACATGGCATTACGAAGGAATAGAATGGCAACCGCCCGAAGACTTCAATCCCGAAGGCGTATATGGAATGGTATACATGATAACCAATCGAGCGACAGCCCGGAAGTATGTTGGGAAAAAATTCTTTTGGAGTCAAAAAACATTACCGATAACCAAGAAAAGGAAAAGAAGGAAAAGAACTCTAGTTGAATCAGATTGGAGAGATTATTATGGATCTAATAAGCATTTGAGAGAAGAGTATGATCAGAGCGGACCTGACCTATTCCATAGAGAAATACTGCACCTTTGTAATACCAAGGGAGAATGTGCTTATATGGAAGCTAAAGAACAGTTTGATCGTGGGGTTCTATTAACCGATGATTACTATAATGGTATCATTCAAATTAAACTTGGGGGTAATGCAGTAAAAGGCCTATGCGAGGAAAATAAACCTTTACAAACACCTAAAACTGTGTTATAATATATACTTATGAAAAACAATATTATTCAATTTCCAATCGACCGTAGAAAGCAGCAGCTTTCGGCTGAAGAAGAAGAAGCTGAAGAATATTTCATAGGCGTGGTAGAGAATAGCGAAGAGATTGCTCAAACAACATTGAGCATTGTTGAGGATCTATTAGACGAGCTTGAACTTGATGAATTTCAAGGGATAGATTTTAGGAATTTAGAATACATGGAAGCAAAGGATGCTTTTGTTGTAGTCAATATGATAGCTTCTATGTTCATGCGGTATGGTGGTATTTCACATTTCTTACAACCAGATTTGGAAGTACTTTTTGATAAATTGATGGAAGAACAAGAGCAAAACGATGATATTACTTGATTATAGCCAAATAGCACTCAGCAACATTATAGTACAAAAACTTAATGATGAAGACATGATACGACATATGATACTAAACAGTATCCGTATGTACAATAAGAAGTATCGTAAAGAATATGGCCAAATGGTTATTTGTGCTGATGGTGCAGGTTATTGGCGTAAGGAGTATTTCCCTATGTATAAGGGAATGCGTAAAAAGAATAGAGCTGAGTCTACTCAAGACTGGGGAGAAATCTTTAGAATTCTAAACTTGGTACGTGAAGAGTTAAAAGAAAACTTCCCATATAAAGTAGTCCACTTAGATGGTTGTGAAGCTGATGATGCTATTGGTGTATTGGCTCAGCAAACTCAAGAGTTCGGTCAACATGAACCAGTTATGATTATCTCTTCTGATAAAGACTTTATTCAATTACATCGTTATAAGAATGTAAAACAGTATTCTCCCATTCAAAAGAAGTTTGTTTCTGATCCTAACCCACGTAAATATACCTTTGAGCATATTTGTAAAGGTGATAAGGGTGATGGTATTCCTAATGTATTATCTCCTGATAACGCTATCATGGATAGCATTAGACAAACTCCAATGACTATGAAGAAGATAGAGCATTGGGCTGACAATATAGATAATCTTAAAGAAATTATGTCTCATGATGAATATCGTAATTTCCAAAGGAATAAAACTTTAATAGATCTATTAGAAATTCCTGCGAACATCCAAGAAAAGATTATAAATAATTTTAACAACCAAAAGCCCGTCATGAAAATGAAGGTTTTAAATTACTTAATTAAGAAACGATGCAGTTTATTGATTGAATGTGTAGAGGAATTTTATAATGGTTAAACCATTAATATCAGAAATATTAACAACAGCTAACAAGATGAAAGGTGGCCGTGCTAAGAAGATAGCATATCTTCAAGAACAAGATTGCACAGCCCTAAGGGATATTATTAGAATTGCATTCGATAATTCTATATCTCTAGCTCTCCCAGAAGGAGAACCACCTTTTAAGAAATTTGAGATAGACGAAGCGACTAAATATAGGCCCCAAGAGCTCAGGTTTGAGTATCCTACCTTTAGGTATTTTATGGCCGCGGTGACGCCAACTCTAAATCAATTCAAAAGAGAGCAAATCTTTATTGATCTCTTAGAAAAAATCCATGCCGAAGACGCACAACTTTTCTGCGACGCTAAAGATAAGAATATCAATCTTAAATATATTACAAAAGCGTTATTAAAAGAAGCATTCCCAGGCCTCATAAAATCATAGGAGAAATTATTACACACTAAATGTATATCATGATGGTCTATTCAATTAACTAACCGGAGTGTTGCTTATGAGTTATATTCAAATTGAACGTCTCAAAAAAGATAAAAATGAGGCAA